TGATGGCGGTTCTCCGCTGAAACTGTTGGTTCACGAACCGACGGTTTATTCTCCTCAGGTGATGGAGTTAATGAGATATGATAACCATGCCACTCTCGACTTGAACACGGGATGCATAACTCCGTCTATCAATCTTGTCCATTTCAAGGATCAGGACTTTGACTTCCCTATCTCCATTTCCTATAATTCCTCGGGTTTTCGTCCGCGCAATGCGGATAACTATGTGGGAAGAGACTGGGCGCTGAATACCGGTGGGATAGTATACCGACAAGTAAATGGAATACCGGATGACTTTGAGTCTTATCAAAAGAGTCCTGAACTGATATATGCTTATACAGGCTTTTTGAAAATGCTGGGAAAAAATATGTATAACCTAAATACTATGAAGCAGGAAGTGACGCAAAATCCATATAAATATGCTCATTTGAAGAGTTTTGAATCTAATATGTTGACCCTCCCTGCTACAGACGGCAACGATCAGATTGAATCTTCACCGGATATATTCTATTTTTCTTTTGGAAAGCATTCCGGAAAGTTTATGATCAATTATGACGGAAGTGTCAGTGTGGTTGGATATAACGGTGGGAAATACCAAGTTGACTTGTCAGGAATGAAACTTTTCAGTAGCACTGCTCCGCAAAGCACTTGTATTCGTATAAAAACGGATGATGGATATGTGTATACATTTGGTGGCAGTGGATATGCATCATTGGAATATACGGCTCTTTCATGGTCTACTGATTATAACTTCACTCCTAATCCCAACAGGGGACATCACGAAATCACTGCGTTCCATTTGACGCAGATTACAGCCCCTAATGGCAGGACGTTGAAAATCCATTATCGTGATGTTGATGCCAAGTATCACATTGATCCCCAATACTGGCTGACAACGTTGAATCAACAGGGACGTTATGAAAACCAGACTGATTTGTTGATGCAATATCAGCTTAATGGAAGGTCTACTAGTTTCCCAGGATATGGAGTTGAGATAATGGAGAATAGCCCTGGAGTTACTTACCCGCTCTACAATGAGAGCAATGCATTACAGACTTATTCGCTCAATAAAATCGCTTTGATAGATCGTGTGGAAACGGATATTTGCACTGTAAACTTCACTTATTCTACGCGCGGTAAGTCTTCGCTGCCGGTTACTAATTCTGCCAAGCAGTTCTTCATCAGTTGTGGAGCTAAGCTCGACAATATCAGAATGGTGTATAATGAAAATATACAATCTGCGAAGTTAACCTATGACTATGCGTTGGGCAATCGGATGTTTTTGAAGAGTGTTCAGACCGATAAAGAAGGTACTTTCCATTTAGAATACAATACGCCTGTCTTATCCGAAATACCCGGTCCGCTGACTTGCAATATTGACCATTGGGGATTTTGGCGTGGAGAGAATGCCCATGTAGCTCTTATTCCTGGTATGTCATACCCATCTTCTCAACCTTCGCTGGCATATAAGATAACGACCGATCATCGCGATGCTACGGGGAAGAGATACGATACAAGTCTTCTGAAACAGATAATATACCCTACGGGAGGGCGTGTGGAATTCAATTATGAGCCTCACAGGTATTCTACCATTATCCAGCAGAATGAATCCGCTACGTTTTATCCGACCGAATATAGTCTTTCTCCATCACTGTCCGGACTGGCGGGAGGTGCACGTGTCCGTTCTATCCGCTACATGGATGCTATAGGAAATACGCAAAAGGAAACTGTGTACACTTATGGCAGTCTGTCTAAAGAAGGAAAAGTGATGTATATGCCATTATACAGACATGTGCAGGTACAAAGGGAGGTTAAGAGTAATGATCTTTTCCAAATAAGAAATGCAATTTGTAATAGCGAGGGTTTCACAGATATTCCTTATCCCGGTGCTCATATACGTTATCCGGAAGTGACGGAGCATTATCTTGATCCGTCGAAAGGTGATTTGAAACAAAAACATGCTTATAAAAAGGTGGAATATCAGACGGATTTGAACTTGCTCTCTTCTTATTATGATACTAATGACTATTTTAATATATTTTCTACTTCAGGAGATAATGATATCTATTCTTTGTTCCCAGCAGATTACCAGAGATATCTGAAATGTCTTATGGCTCATCCCACGGATGATATCTCCCTGGCTTATAGTAAAGTATCCAAAGAAACGTATTATGATGAAAACAATGTGATGCGGAAGAACATAGATTATAACTATACTTACCGGAATAAAGATAATTATAACCTATGCCTATTTGTTCCGAATATCGGCGGTAGGTTGATGGTGGAACTGTTTGTACATATCGGAAGAGAGTATTTCCGTATGCTTCTGCCGGCTTCTGTACGAACAACCGACTATTACGGAGCGCAGGGTGAACAGCGAAGCGAACAATGGGAATATATGAAATATGATGATTCCGGTTATCTGACAGAGGTTTCGCACCCCAAAAATAAGGCAGATTCGCTGATAACTGTTTTTCAACGTAAAGAATACTCTACGAGTAGTGGTTTCCAAGTGTTGCCAATTGTGGAACAACACTATCTTGGGAGCTCTGGTAAAAGGCAGTTGCTTAAGAGCCAGGAAACGGAGTATGGCTTGCAAGAGATTGCTGCCGGATGGAAATGGAATACTGTGTCGAAAGAGTCTCTGTTTGACGGAAGTAAAAAACTGACGGATAAAATTGAATATACACACTATGACAGATACGGGAATCCGGTTGAAATGGTAGAAAATGACTCGCGACATACTGTTTTTTTATGGAGTCATTACGGGCAAAACCTGAGAGCACGTATAGAAAATGCTACTTATCAAGAGGTGAGTACAGCCTTAGGTAAAAAAACTGAGGATTTTTCTTCTTTGACAGCGGATGCTTCCGCGCTCAACAATGTTCGTTCGCAGCTACCGAATGCCAGAGTATATACATACTGGGCTGGTCATGGGAAAGACGTAACAGTTTCTACCGCTGTGAATGGCAGGAATACTTATTATACCTATTATTTGAATGGTGGATTATTGCAAAGCTATAGGCACAATGAAAAAGGGCGATCTGAAGTGCTTATGCAGAATGATTATCATCTTGTAAACGAATAAAGCCATGTATTATGAATGCTAAACTTATTAAACATATAGCTATGCTGCTGACTTGCCTGTGTTTTTGCTCACAGGCCTATGCTGAAAAAGTAGATTTAAACACTTCTGTTTTAGATCCCTTTCAAGGTACTACTATGGAAAATCCCTTTGAAATAGAAATTAGTGGACGTAATTTCTCATTCTTCAGAAGTGAGCGGTATAGTGAGGGAAGCACAACCAAATTATCTCTTTATTATAGAATGCAGATTGACAGGCCAATGGTCATAAATCTGAAAAGTGATTCAAATGTTCCCTTGAATACTTTTATAAAAAATGAACGGGGGGAGGATGTGAAAATTCTTTATGGGAATGGGAGCATCGAAAATATGCTTTTGATGTCCGGAGTATATTATATATTTCAGACGACACATGACCGTAATATAGAGATTACTCTGTTGGTTTATGGAGAATCACCGCTTGCTAGCGATGATTACAATCCGAATGTACGAGAGAGATATACTCCTTCTCAAAACATGAATTACATACGTACTATTATTCCGACATCGATTGTAGATACGGTAGACTCTCTTTACTATTTGAGTAAAACCAAACATAGTATACGCTATTTTGATCATTTAGGTCGACCGGTGCAAGAGATAGCATATAAATCTTCCCCCCACTGGGAGGATATAGCAGTCTTTCATACTTATGATGCTTTGGGGCGGAGTGCCAAGCAGTGGCTTCCTGTGACAGGCATGAGTCCATTATTGTCAGGCACTTTTATTTCTCCGACTTCTATTGGGCAATCTGCTAAAAAAATATATTCCGATCAGGCAGCGTTCAGCTATCCTGTGTATGATGCTTCATTACTGAATCGTGTTATTGAGAATTATGGTCCGGGAACGGCATGGCAAAGTACTGGACATTGTGAACAATATAGTTATCGTACTAATACGTCAACAGATGGTTGCCTATCCTTCGGTATATCAGGTATCTCTACGGCTCCCCTGCTTCTGCAAAAAGGACAGTATCCGGTATCTGAACTGACTGTAGTTGAGACTAAAGATGAAGACGGGCATATCATTCTCACTTTTACGGATAGGGAAAAACACGCCATATTGAGCAGAAGTGTTACTGCGCAGGAAACGTTGGATACCTACTACGTTTATAATGACCTCGGTAGCCTTTGTTATGTATTGCCTCCCATGGCAGTCGCCAATCTGACAAGTTCACCACAATCTGTTCTGGATAAATACGCCTATCAATATCGGTATGACTATCGGCAGCGTTGTATCAGTAAGAAACTGCCGGGTTGCGGCTGGGTGGAAATGGTATATGACCGCAATAATCGGTTGGTATTTGCCGGAGATAGTGAGCAGCAGAAGCGCGGTGAATGTAGTTTCAGTATTGCTGACCAGCTGGGGCGTGAAGTATTGAATGGAGTGTATCAGGGGGCTTTGCCCGATCGCAATAATTGTAATGCTTCGGATATTTATGCAGTATTTTCACCAGGTGTTGCAGGGGCTCGTGAAGGCTATCGGATTAATTGTCCGGCAGGTATTTCGCTTGAAAAGCTGAAAGTGTTGCAAGCTAATTATTATGATAGATACACGTTCGCCAGTACTTTATCCGGTTTTGGCGGTGGTCTTGGCTATGTGGAGGATGCCAGTGTCGGAAAACGGTATAGCGGTGATCCGGAATTACATTGCAAAGACTTGCTGACCGGTAGAATGACCATGGTATTGGGAGGAAATCAGAAACTGTACAGCACTTATTATTACGATTATGACAGAAATCTGATACAGGAACGGCATACAACGTTGAATGGCAAAATCGTAGTCAATAAGTCATCCTTTAATTTCAGTGGGCAGCCGGTGAAGGCAATTGAAGAATATGGTACGGAAATATCTGCTCAGAAAAGCTATAGTTACGACCACATGGGAAGAATGGTTCAGGAAGTGCATACATTGGGCAAAGATAGTGCGAAGTTTATCTCTGATTATGACCTTCAGGGCAGAATTATACGGCAGACGCGCATACATGGACTTGATTCTTTAGTGACCACCAATCGGTATAATATACGAAGTTGGATTGAAGCTATAGAAAGTCCTCTGTTTTCACAAAAACTACACTATACTGATGGAAGCGGTACACCTTGTTATAACGGCAATATCAGTAGTATGACATGCAAGGGAAATGATAAAGTGACACGAGGATATAAGTTTACTTATGATGGAGTGAGCCGTATGACAGATGCTACCTATGGAGAAGGCGATCTGATAAATGCCAATCCGAACCGTTTCACGGAGCAAGTGACCGGTTATGACAAGAATGGAAATATTCTGGGTTTGAAGCGTTATGGGCAGACAGGTGCTTCGTCTTATGGCTTGATTGATAATCTTGCCCTGACTTTGAACGGCAACCAGCTAAAAGCTGTGAATGATGCAGTTACGACTTCTGCTTATAATAATGGCTTTGAGTTCAAGGATGGTGCCAAGGTGACTACTGAATATACTTATGATACAAATGGGAATTTGACGAAAGATTTGAATAAAAATATATAGGGCACAGAACGAAGCGTATAAGTCTGGACGGCCATCAACTGGGGTAAACGGTTTGTTATTCAGTTGGTTACATTGCAGTGCTGCGAACGGCGACGCAAAACGAAACGTTTAAGTAGGTTTAATTCCTGTTTAATTATGAAGGGGTAGAGTAGGGGTTTTCTTTATTGAAACTTTAATTCTGGAGGCTGTATAGTTTAGCTGTACGGCCTTTTTTGTGTCTTATTGGTTTATATCTTGTCAAATGGGCTTTAACGGCTTGTAGGGCTTATTTTGAGACATTTGTTCGAATGGTAGATTTTCGATTTGTGTCATTTCGTCTGTGATACAAATCTATATAACGGGCAGAAGGATAGGGGAGGAGAGGAGAGTCTGAATATATGATTGTTGAAAAAGGAAGGACTATTGGAAGGACAGAAAGGAAGGACAAAAATGAGATAATGGAAGGACAAAAATCGGTTTTTAGGGGGGGGCTTACAAAATAGGAAACGTACCATTTTTTTTGCTTCGGACACAAAAAACGGGCAATAAGGGGTAGGAAAAAACGCTGTTTTTTCATCTTTCTACATTATTATATGTAGTGTAAATCAGTGTTTTAACTCTCTTACTTGTATTCATTTAGGGGGTAACACCCCCTAAAAAGGGCTACTCAAGATGCTACCTGAATACTCATGGGGAATCGTGGGAAGACCTGCAAAGTACTTTCATGACCTCTACCCTACGTCCGCAAGTCCAGAACTCTGAACACCCGAAACAGGCCTTTCCTTGGTTTCTTTGGTACATTCCAGTTGTTCGACCCGTTCTCGAAGTCGCCCAATTTCTTCAGCCTGTTCTTGGAGTTTATTATCTTTTTCCCGAATTATAGACAATAAAATATTGATGGGACTTTCTTGTTTGATGGTCTCATTATCGTTATTTTTATTATCTGAATTGGTATCATAGTGTTCTGATATTGGCTTTGAGGACTGTTTGTTTTTAAATATATCCCCCTCTCCCATTAAAATATATTCAGGAGATACTGAGTATTTGGAACATAATAATGCCATTAAATCAGTGCCAGCATTCATTCTGCCATTCAGAATTTCTGAAAATTTCGCAGGCTTAACCTTTAAAGTATCTGCTAATGCTGTCTTTGTTAGTTCTGGAATTTTGTTCAATAGAGTATTTATTACCTCTATTGTACGGCTATTTATCTGCGATTTATCCATGATTTCTGAATTTATTTGTTATTTTCTGGAATAAAACTTTTGTTTATTTCAGAAATTCTGTATATTTGCATCGAGTTAAGAAATTAACAGCGGCCAAATATACAAAAAGGCCATTTGATTAACGAATTTTTAATATTAAAGAAAATGAAAGCAATCAAGGTAACTGTGGATTATGGCGAATGGAGCAAGGTGAGTGACTTTCTCCGCGAGCTTGACGGTGAAGACCTGTTCTCTTACCAGATCGACAACGTTTCGTTCGTGATCGTGGCCAATGGCGAGTACTCGATGTCCTGGGCGAAGGCAATGCTAACCAAGACATTTGATGAAGAGGCAATAGTAATCAATTTAAAATAAAATAGTTATGAAAAAGCAAGTAACTGTAACAAAAGAGAACCGAGAGTTTTTGGAGAAGGCTTTCAAGGTTAGTTCTGTTATGATTTGGAAGGCTCTCACTTTTGAGAGTGACACGGATCTTGCCCGGAAGATTCGGAAACTGGCGATAGAGCGCGGCGGCATCGAGATGTGTTTTTGCCCGGTACTGGAAACGATGCATGACAGCGATGGTTATATGCGTCAGTACCTGCCTAATGGTGTCATGTTGGAATTCAACAAGAATGATGGTACCGGCTCTGTGCTCCTCGGAGGAAAAGAGGTGAGACATTATGAGAATGTGATGATCAGCGGAATAAATGACATCCAGGACTGGGCGATGACATTGAAGTAAGGGAGGGCGATATGGAATACTACAACGGTAAACTTTGTATCTCGATGCGGGAGCTTGCAGACAATGGCGTGATGACTATGGCCTACTGCAATAAGCTGGCTACTCGCAAGAAGATCGATATCGCCCGCCGTGGTGATAGAGGAGGTTGCGCCCTTGTGGTAGTTGACAGTTTCCCTCCCCGCTACAAGGAAGATATCTATACCCGTTTCCCTGACAGTGACTCCGTCCGCCTTGCCGGCTGGTTCCGCTCAAACTACGAGATCGACCAGTCCGCCGTCGTCTTCTTCCACGACTCAGAGAAGACCGGCCTTGACCTGAAGCCTGAGAAGATCCGTGAGTATGTCACGAACGCCAGCGTCCTGAATACTTGTATTCGCCTGTACGAGAACGCGAGGATATACCAGCGCATTGCCGGCGACAAATACGATTGGGGCAAGATGGCCGCTGCTGTTGACAGCCTCCGTACACAATTCGGGCACACGCTGCCGGGCAGTATGTTACGTTTCCGCAAGAAGGTTGCCGAGTACAAGCGTGACGGCTACGGCTGTCTTATCAGTGGCAAGTTTGGTAACCAGTCGGCCCGTAAGGTGGACTACAGGACCGAACGCCTTATCCTTGGCATTGCCGTGCTTCCCAACAAGCCGTTCAACACCAACGTGGCGGAGATGTACAACCAGTTTGTTTGCGGTGAGCTGGACGTTTACGATCCCGAGACGGGTGAGCTGTTCAACCCGGACGACTTCACCGACAAGGACGGCGAACCCCGCGTTTTGAGCGAGACGACGATCAACAACTACCTGAACAAGCCGAAAAATCGGGTGCTGATTGAGCACAAACTGTCAAGCTGGACCACGTTCATGCACGAGCAGATGCCGCACGTCCACCGCCATGCCCCGGAATTCTCCTTCAGTAAAATCTCGTTCGACGACCGTGACCTTCCCCGCAAGCTCAAAGACACCAAGGCACGCCCGAAAGCCTATTACGCCTATGACGTTGCCAGCCAGTGCGTGGTCGGTTTCGCGTACAACCGCAACAAGAACGTGGACCTGGTTGTGGACATGTTCCGCTCCATGTTCCGTCTGATCGACCGTAAGGGCTGGGGCTGTCCGGCGCAGGTAGAGGTCGAGAACCACCTGATGAGCCAGTGGAAGGACAGCTTCCTGAAGGCCGGCGTGATGTTCCCGTTCGTCCGTTTCTGTGCCCCCCAGAATTCCCAGGAGAAATACGCCGAGCAGATGAACGGTGCCAAGAAGAAGGCCGTGGAACACCGGAACCACCTCGGTATCGGGCGTTTCTACGCGAAGGACCGCCACTACCGTACGGAGAGCAGGAAGGTCTTTGACGAACAGAACGACACCTATGAGGACAAACAGTATTACAGCTGGGACGAACTGGTCGCCGATGACATGCGCGACGTGATGGAGTTCAACAACTCGCTTCACCCCAACCAGAAGAAATACCCCGGCATGACACGCTGGCAGGTTCTTGAGGCGAACATGAACCCGAACCTTGAACCCATAAACAAGGCCGTCTTAGCCCGCTTTATCGGGGAGCATGTGGAGACGAGCGTCCGCCGCAACTCCTATTGCCGGGTCGGATATACGGACTGGTGGCTGAGCGGCACCGGGGTGCTGGAACGTCTGGCGCCGAACAACTGGAAGGTGGACGCCTACTACCTGACCGACGATGACGGCAACATCACCGACGTGTATATCTACCAGAACGGCATGCTGGTGGACAAGTTGCAGAATGTCGGCACGTTCAACACCGCGGACTGTGAGCAGACCGACGCGGACAGGACGGTATTCGTGGAACAGCAGAAAAAAATCTCCGGCTTTAACGCATACATCAAAAACAACGCCATTTCCGGCGTGGGGGTATCAAGACCCCGTCCGGAGAAAGAAAAGGCCGTAGAGGCCGTAGAATTGCCCTCCATGGACATGGAAAGCACCGCTTTACAGGATACTTTCCTTCCGCCGGAGGATTACAGCCGCAAGGCCCTGGATGATTTCATGTAACAGCATTATAACGATATTAAATTAAGATTAGAACATGATTACAACGGAAAATAAAAAACGCATATCGGAGGCCATCTCGTCCCAGCGGGCTAACTACCCGAGTGACGCCAAACACGCCGCCTCCCTGGGTATAACAACTTCGGTTTACAGTGCCGTGAAGAACGGCCAGACTGAAAAGGTGCTGAGTGATGCCAGCTGGATCACGATCGCCCGCAAACTGGGCGTCAGCCTCCGCGGCGGTATGGAATGGAAGGCCGCCCGCACCGCCACGTTCGAGTACATCACCGCCCAGCTGGAGTTCTGCCAGGAAGGCGGCCTGAGCGGTATCTTGTGTGATATGGCCAATATCGGCAAGACCTTCACCGCGCTTTACTACGTGAAGGGACACCGCAACGCCGTCTATATCGATTGTGCCCAGGTGAAAAGCAAGCAGCGTCTGATCCGCAAGATAGCCAAGGAGTACGGCGTGAGCAGCAACGGCCGTTATGTCGATGTCTATGACGACTTGGTGTACTACCTGCGTTCCATCGAAACCCCACTGATTATCCTGGACGAGGCTGGCGACCTCCAGTATGAGGCATTTCTGGAACTGAAGGCGTTGTGGAACGCCACCGAACACTGCTGTGCCTGGTACATGATGGGGGCCGACGGTCTGAAAGAGAAAATAAACCGCTCCATTGAATGCAAGAAGGTAGGTTATACCGAGATGCTGAGCCGTTACGGCGACAAGTACAGCAAGGTTACCCCAGATGACGGAAAGGAGCGCGAACGATTCCTGAATGAACAGGCCCGTATAGTTGCCAAGGTGAACGCCCCGGAAGGGACGGATATCGCCCAGATCGTGAGGAAGAGCGGCGGCAGTCTCCGTCGTGTCTATACCATTTTTGAACTGATGAAACGTGCCTGAAGATGAAGAGCCCAGCGGAGAAGGAAAGAAAGGAGTCGGCTCCCCGTCGTGCTTACAGCCCCGGGGAGATTATCGCCCGTAGGTATGAACCCCTTCCGTGGGGTCCCCGGTGGAGCGGTCCGTTCGGCTGTCCGGACATTAATGAACTTTGGTTTATCAGCGGCCAGTCGGCCAGCGGTAAGAGTTCTTTCGTGATGCAACTTGCCTACGAGTTGTGCGGTTACGACAGCGTGCTTTATCTTTCCTACGAGGAGGGACTGAACCAGTCGTTCCAGCAACGCCTGATCCGTTTTCACATGGACGATATGCGCGGGCGTTTCCGCGTTGCGATTGATGACACGCTGGAGGAGCTGACGGAACGCCTTGCACGTCCGAAAAGTCCGCATTTCATCATCGTGGACAGCTTCCAGGTGGCCGGGTGGACCTATGACCAGGTCAGCACGCTGGTCAAACGTTTCCCCCGGAAGAGCTTCATCTTCATCTCCCAAGAACATAAAGGGCAACCTATGGGCAAGGCCGCTGTCCGGCTCCGTTATCTGGCAGGCGTGAAGATTCGTGTCGTGGCTTACAAGGCCTTTTGCCAGGGACGTGCGACGGAAAATCCCGGCAGTTATTTCGTGGTCTGGGAGGAAGGCGTTTTAAGGACAAGTAATAATTTATAAACATCATAGGAATGAGCAAGTTCAAGGAAATAATCGAAATCATGGCTCCGGTTTACATCAATCCGAAACCGGAAGGAGTTCAAGCGCGTGAGACGTATCACTCTGACGGTCACGTGTGCAGTTGTTGCAAGGGCAACCGGTGGTTCTGGGGTGAGGACGAAATGGGTGAGCGCGTGAAACGTGACTGTCCCGTTTGTAAGGGCAGCGGCAGCCTCGACGCCGTGATAACCGTCGAGTGGACCCCATCAGCAGTACGGCCATGAGAAAGGAGTATTACAACTACGTTGTGAAGCTGCCCGTTTTGCTTCATGAACTGTTCCGCGAGAAGGTTGCAGACTATCATTTCTCCGACATAACCGTGGTGATGAACCACCTGGTGAAGTCTTACATCCGCATGATGGACGGCGGCAGGGTTTCTGTTGCTACCCGGCGTATCCTTCTCTGCATGGATCGTATTCCGGACATGTCGTTCTTCTTCCGCCGTCAGGAGAAGGCGGTGCTGTTCTTTGAGATGAACCCTGCCATTGTTGACAGCTTACAGCGTGCCATCGTTTCCGGGGGATGGGGCAACCGCCAGCGTCTTGCCGTCCGTCTGGTATGCGCCTTCTGTTGCGGTGCCGGTGTAACATTGAACAACCTTTCGATGGAGCTTGCCGCTGAAGAAGTGTTTCGCCGTCCTGAAGGCTACCTCATACATACCTATGTGAGCAATTACCAGTACGTGTTCCTGAAGGAGACGGCTGCCGCCCAGCGCATGAGCGTGGAGGGCATGCTGACGGCCGCTGCCGAGCTGTTGGTGGGAACGGATGGCGAATATTCCGGATATCATATTCCCGAGAGCCTCGGTCGTATTGCTAACAGGGTGCTTGGTGTAAAGGGTAGCACGCTGAAGGATTTCCGCCGGCAGCGTCTGGTGAGCATCCGCACGAACACTATCGGTCCGGACCGTATCGCCGCCTTCATGGAAAAGCACGGCATCACCTCCGCTCGTGAGTTCCTTCGCCGCGTGGTTCTCTTCTTTCTGGAGGCACGGTACCTGATTTACCACAAGGAAATAGAGCTTGGGGAGGATGACCTTCCAGAGGAGGAAGAGGCTGACTGGGAGGAAACGATGTACAGCCAGTACCAAAAAAGAGATTTTGCGATTTCAACATATTAATATTAACGATTAAAATTTTACTGAAATGATTACAGAAAAACAGAAAGAGGCAGTAAAGGAACTCTGCCAATACGTGGATAACTTTTGTAAGGAAAATAATCTTAGTGCCTTTATGAGCGTTGCGGCAAGTGAGGACCATCCGGACGGGCTTGAGCAGATAGCCGGCTCAATCATTACCGGCAAGACTGAACATATTGTCGGCTCTATTTCCGGGGTTGTCAAAGCGAATAATAAAGTCTATATGTTGCTTTCCGTGGCACTTATGCAGGCTTACACGAGGAAGGCTGACATCAACACCATCCCGTTCGGTGGAGATTTGAATATGAATTGAAACAAGCCATGTAAATAGTCATGAGTGAGGACAATAAACAGAGTATAATGAACTTTCGCAGGTTTTACGCTTCCTTCAACCATCTGCCCTGTCAAGGCGACCGTGAGGAGCTCAAACGACAGATCGTACACGAGTACACATGGGGGCGCACGGACAGCCTTCGTGAGATGAGTCGTGACGAGTACAACGCCTGTTGTGAAGGACTGGAGAAATTGACCGGGCGGAAGGATGAACTGAAACGGAGGCGCAGCGTGTGCCTCCGCCTGATGCAGCGTCTGGGTGTCGATACCACAGACTGGGCACGTATCAACAATTTCTGCCAGCACCCCAGGATTGCCGGCAAGCCTTTTGCCCGTATCGGGCTGGAGGGGCTGGAGACGCTTTCAGTGAAGCTCCGGACGATCGAGCGCAAGGGCGGACTCCGGCAGAGGAAAGACGTGAGAGAACCGGGTGGCATCGCCTATGTGTTTATAGACCCGAATGCCCCCAAATGTTAAATATCAACCTTTTAAAAAAACAAGAACAATGAGTGACGAAACAAGACAGACCGTCATCATGACGGACGAGGAGAAAGCCGAGTTCGAGGCTTTCAGGAAAGAGAAGGCCCGTAAGGCCAGACAGGAGAAACAGAAGGCCGACCGTGAGGCTTACAAGCAGATGGTGGACGAGGAAATCGAAAAATCCATCCCGGTACTGATTGCCATCAGCGGGCAAATCAAAGAGAGCAAACAGCGTGTGCTGGATAACTTCCGTGATATTTTGGCTATGAAATCCGACCTGTTCGGGGACCGTATCAAAGATGACCAGCGCACGCACACTTTCACCAATTCAAAAGGTGACCAGCGTATCACGTTGGGTTTCTACGTGACCGATGGCTACCGTGATACGGTAGAGGATGGCATCGCTATCGTGAAGGAATACATAACCGGGCTTGCACGTGACGAGAAAACGAAGGCACTGGTATCGATGGTGCTGAAATTGCTCTCCCGTGATGCCAAGGGTACGCTGAAGGCGAGTCGTATTGTACAGCTGCGTAAGATTGCTGAGGAAAGCGGTGACGAGCAATTTCTTGAAGGCGTACGCATCATTGAGGAAGCCTACCAGCCGGAGGTTAGCAAGCAGTTTATCCGTGCTGAACGTAAGGATAAGAACGGGATTTGGACCCCGATTCCTTTGGGAATGACGGAATCATAAAAGAACAGGGATGAAACGGTTTAACACTCAGACAAGATTTGTTCCCTTGAAAATAGACGATAATTTTAAAGTGGAACATATTCTATCAAAAGACGGAAAAGTGAAAGATTTTAAAACGCGAAAAGCAGTTGAGAAGTATTGTAAAGAAAATCATTGTATTTATTGCGAGGAAAAATTCATCTTTTACAAATAACAATAAAAAATGAAACAACAGATAAAGAAAGAACCGAAAGTAGCCTTGTGCCGGCGTTGCCATGGCACGGGCAGAATTGAGACCGGGCGGCTTTTCCGTAAAACGGAGACCTGCCCCCAGTGTGAAGGTAGCGGGCGTGTGACAGTCAGCGCGGAAATGGCGCTGGATATCCGCCCATACAAACCAAAGGAAAAGCCCGTGGAGGATTAGCAGGTTATGGGAAAGCGGCACGGAGTGAGTTACCAGAAGCGTGTGGCTGATATCAACAGGATATATGACCAGTATGTCAAGACCGGTGTTCCTAACCGGGAAATTTGGCGGCGGTACATATATCCTGTGTATGGTATTAGTGAACGTACTTTTTATAACATCCTGAACGCTTCGGCCGATCCCAAGAACGACTTGCCGGAAGACACGCAACTGTTTTTCAATTTTGGTGAGGAATGAATATGAAAGAGTTTTTTGAAGTATTGGAAGAACATGCGGACGCTGCTATTTTTATAGCCTTCTTTGTCTATATGCTGGCGGATTGCATCACCTCCAATTTAAGGAAGAAATAATAAATATCGTACAATATGGAAGTAATTGATATAATGCAGCACATTGATGAACTGTTACAGGGGTATTCCAATGAGGAATGCGCCCGAATTCTGAAAGAAGTGGTAAATGGATGCCAGACACGCATCGAGAGTTGCGAAGAAGGTGTATATACAGACTTATAGCGGGTAATTCATGAATAAGGACGTGAAGGTCATCATCGGTCGTATTCTGAACGACCTGCGCGTGGAACTGGGTGACGAGTTCAACCGGAACTTCGAGCGGCAGGCCTTCTTCTCCGAGGCGTGGGCACGCCGCCGGAGTCCCACCCGTCCCGGCGGGCATATCCTGGTGGACAGCGGTGAGCTCCGGCGAAGCATCCAGAGCCGGACAACGGAGAACAGTATCACCTTTTATACCACGCTTCCTTACGCGGCTATTCATAACGACGGTGGCGAGATTGTGGTGACAGCGAAGATGAAGCGTTTTTTCTGGGCGAAGTACTATGCCGCCACCGGAGCTTTCGGACGCAAGAAGGACGGCAGCCCCCGCAAGGACAAACGTACCACCCAGCTGTCATCCGAGGCGGAGTTCTGGAAAGTGCTGGCACTTATGAAGGTGGGCAAGACCATCAGGATTCCCCGCCGCCGTTTTTTGGGTACGTCCCCCGAGGTGGAACAGGCTGTGCGTGAGATTATCGAGGAGAATATAACGGAATACTTCAGTATTGATTTTGAAATAAACAGAAAATGAGAAAAGAACTTTACAACATGCTCCGTGAGCGTCTGAAGGAGGTGGACGGCGGGGCGGTCAGACACATCGACCTCTGGAACCACAATGTGGAGTTTATCGAACAGGAAGACGGCTGGGAGCGGCCGGCTGTTTTCGTGGAGTTCTGCCCGATCCGGTGGAATGCCATTGTCAGCGGTGTCGAGTACCGTGCCGAGCCTGTGGTGAAATTGCACGTTGTCACGGACTGGTCAGGCTCGGCGTCAGACGCCAGCCCCTTCCGCGAGGAAGCACTACAGGTGTTCGACCTGCTGGACAAGATTCATGAAGCACTCACGTGCATGGAGGGTGAGACGTTTACCTGTTTTGACCTGGTGGAGAGCCAGACAAACCACAACCATGAGGATATCATGGAGAGTATCGAGGTTTACCAGTGTGTGGCATTCAGACGGTTGCAGGATTGATATTGTTATGAGAACGGCCGGACGCATTGCTCCCGGCCGTTTTTTTATAGTTCTTTTATGCGTTTGTTGGCAATATCCACGTATTTCTGTTGAAGCTCGAACCCGTAGAAATTCCTTCCATTTTTTAAGGCTGCCACTGCCGTGGTGCCGCTTCCCATAAAGCAGTCGAGTACCGTGTCTCCCGGTTTCGTGCTGTCAAGTATCAGCTTTTCTATCAATTCCACAGGTTTCTGCGTGGGATGCACTTTCTCCCCGTTTGTTTTTTTTGCCCCGCTGTTGAAAGCCGGTATTCCCCGGATGATATTCCGTGCACCTTTTGCCTGGAATCTGGTGTTCAGCGTGCTGAAGATAATCAACTCGTGCTCGTTGGTGTAAAAGTTTCCACATCCTGACCCTTTATCCCATACAAGCAGGTTTCTCGGCTTGATATCCTCGAACAGCCCAAAGTAAAACGCGTAGCTTCTCCAGTCACAGAACCAATATATGCATCCGTCCGGTGCCAGTACCCTTCTGAACTCCCTGAACAGTTCCCGGTAGAATGGTACACAGATGGCAAGGTCTGCCGCCTGGGCTGATTGTCCGTCATGTGTCATTCCGAGGAAGTAAGGTGGGTCACAAATAATTGTGTTTATATTTTTTACCCCCCCATATAGCCAATGGACTTGATGCCGTCCAGGCAGTTGCAACAATGAATTTGATTGATTTTTAGTTCCATATTTTCTTGATTTAAAAAGTTTTTATATCTTTGTCATCAGGATAGCGTTGGAGGTCCAGTGCCGGATTGTAGTTCCGGAAGATTGCCTCCTCCGCTATTTCTTTTTTATGTGGCTGTACAGTTCCCTGCTGTCCGATATGCTGTGCAGTACGAATTCCCCCCAGTCATACTCCCTGACGATTACCAATGCTTTCTCCCCATGGACTTCCGTTTCGAAGATATGTGACTGCACCACTCTGGGAATCCCCTTGTGGTTGTCTGCCGTGCCCAGGTATTTGGCCTTCCCCAATACGGAGGCGATATCGAGCAGCATCCGGTTCTTCGCCTCGAAGAATTTGAACGGCTGGTTGGTCCATTCGTTGATGGATTTGCGTGTGACCTGTATTTTGTGCGGGAAGTCCGGGTTCGTGACCGTGGTCCCTTGCAAGGCTTTCGCCTTGTGTCGTGTGGTCCTGGCGTCAGCCCTGGCCATCTCCCTGACAATCCTGCACGCGGCGCACAGCTCGTTCTCCGGTATCTTTTTTGCCAGCTCCGTCTTTTTTGCCAGATCGCAACTGCCGCACTGCCGTATGGTGTAGGGGTTGTAGTCGGGCACCGCCTTCTCCTGCTTCCCGGGGTTGAACCGGAACATCTCGCCTTTCCCGTCCCCGAACACGCTCTCGGCCCGTCTTCTTGCCTCGTCCGCCGGTGTTGCCGGGTATTTGGACTTTCGTACCTGCACCACGTCACAGCGGCAGTTCCACCCGTTTGGCGGGAAATACTCCTCCCAGAACGGGTCACCGGGTGGCAGTGTTATGCCGTGGAGTTCCGCGTGCTCGGGGCGTACCTTGTCGTCGCTGGCTGTCCGGTATTGCAGGTAGTAACGGTCCCCGTCCCGGATAAACCTCTCCCATTTGGCCGCCATTTCGGCCGATGCCTGCACGAAGTTGTATTCCGCCCGCAGGTAGTTCGAGTTGTACGTCTCGTCTATCTTCCGGACATCGTTCAGGAAGCGTTCGAACGGCTTTCTTTCGCCGTTCTCGTCCAACAGCGAGGGGAAGGCCTCGTTCAGTTCATGGAAGGTCTTCATTCCAGAGAACACGTAGTCGGACCGTTGGAGCCTGCGCCGCATCGTGTCCGTCATCTCTACCTTCTGGAACGACGAGTCGAGTGCTGCGGCGTGTGCTTCCGTGAACTCCCTCATTCTCGGCGTTTCAAGCACCTCGATACGTAACTGGGAACCTTCCAGCTTGTAGAGTGTCTGCATCATCCCGTCGAACAGCGAGGAGAGCTCCCGCCGTATCTCCCGGATGTGTTCCTCCCTTCCGGCTTCCAGCTGTGCTGTCATGTTCCCCGTCAAGCGGGCGTATCTTTCATGGAGCCCCTCATAGTCGGAGGGGCTCAGTCGAAAAAACGGGACGGTCGCATATTTTCGGCTTTCTTCTTCCCCTCCTTTGTGCCCTTACCGTCATCTTCCGGCTCCTTCCCGGGTAGTACGGGAGCTACCTGCTGCCTTCTTTCCCCTACCGGCATCCCGTATTTCCCTTCGAAGTACTTCCCGTCCACCTCATAGTTGGCCAGCACCATCTCCTCGTACGCTTTTTGCTGTTCGGGGGTATAGTCCACCGAGTCGTCCCATTCGAAGCGCATCCCCTTCACCGGAAACCCGTGCTTTGCCATGCGCGGTATGAGCTGGTTGTTCACAATGTCCTTCAGCATCCTGCAATCCCTCTCCACGAGGTTCTCGAATACTTCCAGGTGCGTTTTCGACTGTGAGAGGCTGGATCCGTCCTCGATGGTCATGGTCTGCCCGATAACAAGTTTGGAGAGCTCGGAGTTTGCCCGGTCCACGCGTTTGTCATAGACATTGAAGGCGTCGCCCCTTGTGCTCTCGACCACCTCGATGTCCGTTCCCTGTTGGAACACGCCCCACAGGCTGGCACCCATGCTGTCCATCATCTTCTCCATCTTGGCCAGTTCCTTCTCGTCCCTGGTCGTTGTTTTTGCGATGCGCATGGGCATCCCGAATATTTCGGCGAAGGTGTCCCAGAAGGCGAGCGCGTTCTTCTTCGGTATGGTCGCCGTGGCGGCCTTGAGGAACAGCCCGAGGCTGTCGGGGC